ATTGCAGATCCTGCTCAGATGATATGTTGGCAGTATAGGCGAATGAGTTTGTAAAAAAAAGCCAGCGTTATGCTGGCATCTGACTCAGGATGTTTGCAATCGTATCAATTTGCCAGGCATTGCCAATCATTTTTTTTATCTGTGTACATGGTGCGCTGTGGCAATATCCGATAGGTATCCCCTGGATGGCTTCCATCTCAGGCACTGAATATCTGATCTTGTTGCAATAATCAAAGCTTTCTTTGGTGTAATCGCCAATTATTTTTATTGGGCTATCCCATTCGTGGCGATCTCCAAGCTTGGAACCCAAACCTCCGCATCTGAGCGTTTTCGACTTTGATTTTAATTCAAAACCTTTTGGCAGTGGCCACTTGATAACCCCAACAGATAAAATTACATCACTTAAAGATGGCCCTTTTGTTTTTGGTACCTTTATCTCCCAGCTTGCCCAGTAATTTCTAAACCTATTTTGAGCGCTAACAACTGATGAAGGGAAAAGAACTGGCTTCACACCCAAGTATTCTGATATGACATTTAGGCTTTCTGGTTTCATCCTGTTATTTTCAAGCATGAATTTAACGCCAGGATTAACATTTCGGATATGGTTCAGAATATCCACATAAACAAATAACAACTTACTGCGCGGATCGTCGAATGCCAGCTGCTTACCTGCAAAGCTGAAGCCTTGGCATGGGCTGCCGCCTATCAACAGATCAATGCTAGCCCAATCGATAGTCCATTCACGCCACTTGGTCACATCACCCAGCTGCACAGTGTCTGGATAGTTTGCCATCGTCACTTTAATGGCGTGTTTATCCACTTCGCTGGCGTAGTAGGTTTCTGGCTTTATTCCGATGCGGTTTAAAGCAATCTGGCCGCAGCTCATGCCGTCAAATAAACTCAATACTTTCATAACTCACCTATTTTTTATTTATCGAGACACAAGCATAGCTACATCCAGCAAATCTGTAAATAAATATTTATCTCTGCCGCTTGTAGACCTTGATTGTGGGCTTTCTAAGCTGCTCTTGTGGCGCAAACGCAATCATGATGGCATCTGCACAGTTTGGCGATTTCGTGCCGTCCGGTTTTTTGTCAATCTTGATCTTGCCTGTATCGCTCTTGGTGTAAGTTGGCTGGCTTAATTCCCTGGTAACACGCTGCAGCTCTTTCATTTTTGGATTGAGGCTTATGCACGTTTCTGGATCGTACTCAATTTCACCCTGAACAGCCCTGTGTGTGTTTTGGAACAGCGTCCGCAAGTGCCACCATGACTGAGCTTTGTAGTTCTGGAAAAAGTCCTGGTTAGTCCGGCCCTCGACAAACTGCAGATCTGGATTGATAACGCCAGCACTACCCCTGAACGCAACAACTTCAATTTCTGCAATGCCATCAGCTTTACGCTTCTCGTTGATCACTCTGGCATCACCACGAACTCCAGCACCTAAGCCGTCCGCATCATAGCGCATGACTTTGACGGACTTGTCATCACATAAGCCAAACGCTTTGACAACGCTCTTGTAAATGTCGCTTTCTCTGCCGCTCCATTCTGTAACGTCAATTGCCTCATTGCCGTATCGCTCACAGTAGCCGTTTTTGTCGGTTCCTTCGTCTGCAACGTCCATTGCTCCCATGCGCTCGCCTGATGGAGTAACGCCAAATTTCTCATTGGCCCCGATGGCTGACTGCACCCAGGCTGAAGGAATGACTACGCCCTCAACAGAAGCCGAATAGTCGATATCAATTTCCTGAGCCACAGTTACCGGGTCAAGGTCGTTAACCTGCTTTGCATACCATTCATCCGTTTTGCGCGGATCGTCGCGCCAGTGGAAAGTAAAGACAGGTATCTTGCCGCTATGCCGCTTTTCAGCAAACGGGTTGGCCATGCCGTTAGGTGTGCTTATATCCTGGCGGCAGTTGGTTGTTTGAGACAGAGACGCTTCGACAAGCTGCGGACGTTCAAGGAATGCCGCCTCATCGACAAAATAAATACTTGTCCTGTCACCGCGTCCAATGCCATCGCCAGATTCTCCGCTGATGTTTGATTCTGATTGCGGAAAGTTGATCCGCAAGTGTGGCGCATCTTTTGCCGGGTTCCATCCGCCTCTAAATTCAGGCGGAAGCATTTGCATAAACATCCTGGCTTTCCAGAACAAAGACTTCGGACTGCCGATCTTATCTACGTATTCCTCTTTGCGAGAACCAAAGCCGATTGTCATGCCGTTTTGATGTAGGCACATTGTGCATGCAGTTGCCACAGACAGCCAGCTCAGGCCCATGTCGCGAGTTTTTTCAGTTAATCCTCTCTCTTGGTTGCGCCAGCGCTCAACAACCCAATTTATCCACTCCTCTTGCCTTGGGAATAGCAGGAACGGGATCTGAGCTGGAAGCCCTCGCTCTACGTTTCGCGGGTCAAATGTGCTGCCCCAGTCGATAATGAATTGAGCCGGATTATCCCGGTAATAGGCTTTAAGTACATTTATACTGGCTGGGTTTTTGCGTATGTAGGCAAGCCTTTCAGCTCTATGCTTAAAAACGGCTGTGTAGTCAGGATTAACAAAATCAAACTCAAACGGTAACGGCATAATTAAAACTTGCCATTCATAATATCCTGGTACTGTTTGGCCGCCTCAATTGGATCAATTGCTGTGATTTTAGGCGTCATGCTGCCATCAGGGCTTGTGTGCTCGACCTTCTCAATAAACGCCCCGACAGCCTTGCCGATTAACTCCAGGTTGCGCACTTTATCCGGCCACTTAATCTTTTTCAGGATGGCGGTTTTCTTGTCGTTATCATCGCCCATAGATGAAAGCTCGACTACTTCAATTCCAGACAGGTACTGACGCCAAACTTTGGGCCACTCCCTGATTGGCTTTATCGTGCCTTCATCGTCCAGGATGTCCAGCGCATCCATCTGATCAATCTCAACCAGGCGATTCAGCACGTAATCCCGGTTTATAATTGCCTTCTCTGCTGCCAGCTCGCGCAGTTCTTTTACCCGAGCATCAACCTGCGGACGCGCCCTGGTCTTGCTCGCCATTTCGTGTCTGGTCTTATCGGTCATAGTGCCTTGATACACGCGCTTATGTGCTTCAAACAAGCTAATAGCTCGCCCATCCGCATCAACGCCAGTCACGACCTCAACAGCAAACCTTTCCTCTTGCTCTGTGCATTTTCTTGCCATAATTCTGCCCCATAGTTACCACTCAACTTTAACACAGGTTTATATAATTCACATCATCTGGCAAATAAAGCTTGATTAAGTGACAGATTATCTGTATTTTTAGTGGGTGTTTAATTGATAGATAGGTGGGTTTGTTATGCAAAGTAATTTAAATTTTGGCGTTACTATTTGTCGCCTGATTGAGCTTGTTGCCCCTAAGTTTGGCTGTCACGTAGCGCTGACAGGCGGGAGTCTATATAAAGACGGCGACAGAAAGGATCTGGATATTATTTTTTACCGGATACGCCAGCAGGATAAGATAGACACTGAGGGCTTGTTTAATCAGTTGCAGGCTATTGGATTTGATTTTCCGGTAGGTAAAGGCTGGTGCTTTAAATCTAAATTCAATGGAGTTTCAATTGATATGCTTTTCCCTGAAAACCAAGGCGGTGAATATAACAGGGTGGAAACTACAATTAAGCAACAAGAAGCACCTCAAGCTTGGATTCCGCCAGCTGCACCAATGCCAATGCCAATTCAGGCTCCGTCACCAGTTCCGGTAATGCCGCCTCAGCCAGTGATTTAAACCTCGCCCCGCTTAATCTGCTGCTGAAGCTTTTTAAGCTCAATTCGTCTTATTCTGATGGTGTAAATTCGCTCAAGGACGAGCAGAAACACTGCTACCGACGAGAATAATCCCATATATGGGAAGCTCATAACGGCGTTAACTAAAACTTGCATCCACTCCGGCAGCTTACTACGCCATGAGTCCGCGATGTTAAGGGCCGCCGCTGAAGCTCCAACCGTAGTTATCAGCGCCCTCAATGGGCTGTGAATATACGCATCAAAGTTAGTCGTCAGCACTTCTATCATTCTCACGGTCAGTTTGCCTTAGCTTGTTTACGTTCTTCGCTTGGGCATAGATTAGCGCCAGAGCTGGCAAAAGTAAAATTCCGTGAATCATTTGCTGGAATGTTATCTGTTCAACGCAGCAGGCTATGACCAGACAAACTATCCAGGATAAAGCGGCCATTGTAATTATTCTCACGTTTGCCGCCTCCATGTGTGGGCCTGAAAAGATGATAGATGATGAATAAGTCTAAGGCGTTTATTGCGTATGGGTAAGCCTGATAAATAAAAGTCACTCTATCCGGCCACAACAAGAAGTCCACCGCACCCAGCCAGTTTATGAAACCGATGCAGACTAAAGCCTGACGGATTTGTGATAAAAGTTTGATATTGATGCCAGCGTTAAGGCTAAAAAGCACTGCCATAGCTAAGCAGGCATAGAATCCGGTTGGCGCAATGGTAAAGGCTATCTTTCCCAGCACAGAAAAGCACAGCACCGCACCGGCACCAATATTAAACCTGCTGCCGTCAACGCTAAATAAAAAAGCCGCAACAAAGGCGGCATTTCTTAAAATGTCTAAATCGCTAGGACTTGGGAGCATTTTCAGGCTCTTTGTTTTCCTGCTGCTTTGGTGGATCTTTGGGTTTCTGTTCGCTTACTGCCATTAGTCTAACCACCCCTCATCAATATTGCCACCACCACCAACTTCAGGATCCAAGCCCCAATCTTCTTCAATACAAATTACGCCTTCGTTCATGCTGGTAACTCCTTATGAATGAACATCAACTATAGCCGCTATGTTTCCTGAATTCCAGCCAAAAAAATGCCCACAATTAAGTGGGCAAAAGGTCAGGTGAGTTATGAATTCGGATTGAGCATAATCCATCTAACCGAACAAAGCAATAAGCGCTGCGTCACGCTGATCTTGGTTGCTTCTGCCTGCCCACCCTGTCAGTTTGTTGAAGTACTTTGCATCTGCTTTAGCCTGTCGCTTTACTTCGCCTTTGAGCGGCGTTATCAGCTTGACGGCATAACCCTCTGACTCCAGCAATTCTTTGATGTGGTGCGTTGTGGCTTGAACCTTGCCCACTGACATAGCTATTGCAACACTAACGGCCTTATTCTTGTTTTGCCTGGATGCAAACAGTCCTTTGTTAGCCTCTGGATTCTCCAACTTAATGCAGACTTCTGACGGGGCTCCGATTGCTTTGATAGTGCTGACCAGGTCGGGCAATTTAATGCTGAGCAGGTGCTTCAACTCTTTGCCATCAACCACAGCTATTCCGCTTGCGATTAAGTCAGGATCAATACCTATGATTATCATTGATACCTCGCTATCAGTGCCGCCTTTACCCTTTCATCTGTCTGCATCTCAGAGAGCCCTATCGCATGATCATGCTTTTTTCGCCTCCAAGCTAAATAGGCTTCTTCGGGGCATGAAAATGTGCCTAGATGATCCACTTTTTTAGTAAACGGGTTGCTGCAGTAAGCTCTAAATTTTCCGTTTTTTTGAAGACTAACACCAACCGGCCACTCCCCGCGATCGGCGGAATGGTCAGTCAGGAAAGCATTCACGGCACGACTAACAAAGCAACATGTATCTGGACTATAGATTTTATTTCCAGGAATGAGCAAGTCTTTGTCTAACTGTTTGCCTTTCCAATCCTGATCCATCATCCAGTATTTAAAGTTCATGAATGTAAGCCATTCTGGTGCTGCTTTGCATCCTTTATAGCTTGGCTTGCTAGCTTGATATTTATAGGAATAACATCGTCCCAGCATGCTATTCCACGACTGATAAAAGCTGCACATAACCCGTCCGCCATTAACGGCCGAGCTGATAGCATAGTCCGCATCATTTACGCCTACGCCATAAACTAGCTTGTTATTTTTCTGCATCGCAAACCTCAAATGAAAAACCCCATGCAGTTGAGACGGGCTGTAGCAAGCCACCTGCATGGGGTTTAAATTTTGCTACTTGTTTTATCCCGCTTTTGGCGGTCAGTTAATTTTCGTCTCACGGAAAAATAACAAGCTAACTTTATCACAAGTGGGGAAGATTGCAAATTTGCAATAAGCTGGCGCGGGGGATTCTCGCGCTAATCCATAATTCAGCTTATTGGCTTTGGTGTTGTTATTGCTACGGTAGCTCTACGGCATGAATAGCTGGGTACGACAACACCAAACCAATAAACTAACTTAAATCACCACCAAGGCCAGTGTCGGTCGCCAAACTTAGCTGGCCAAGGGGGATTAGATAAAACATTTCAATGCCGAGCAAATACAGCCTATCTGAATTTTAATCAGGTTGCAAGGTTATTTTGTCGCAACTCTGCATCCTTCAATTTTATAAACGTGCGCTCATTACAATGAATAACATTGTTCTGCTTATCCATGATAATTTCGCCATCCTTCATGAATTCACGCAACTCTGTATTGTGCGTTCTCATTGGTTGCCACGGCCTTTGAAATAAACGCTCAAACCAAGAGCGCTTAACCTTAACTTGATATGGCGCGGCTATGATAACTTTCATTCCACCAACTGTTTGCGGGTTAATCACAATCTCACTCCATCAGCCCCAATAGCTGCTCAATCAATTTCTCATCCTCCGCCTCAGAAACAAACTTCGGCGGAACCGGTAAAGCAATCCATGCTACATCCTGGAGGCTATCCGGCCCAGCCTTGGCCGTTGCCTTCTGAATTAAATCCTTGTGCGCCTCCCGTGCAAAATCTTCTATCTGGTCGTGTCGATAGGCTGAAGCCAGCCTGATCCACTCAGTCACCCGCTTGCTTTTGCCGTTAGACTCGCGCACGTAGACGATCAGCAATATTGCCCAGTGGTATGAAACATCATTCAACGACTGCGCCACAGATGGCCCGATATGCACGGGCGCACCTGTTTTGTATTTCCTGAGCATCACGCCATCTTCCCGGGTCGATTGGCGCAAGCTCAGGCACAGGTCCTGAACTGCACAGCGCGACATAGTTATGAGGCGCTTTAGTGGGTTGTGCTTTTTTCTCTTGGTCATTTTGCATCCCGGCACAAGTGCTTGTGCATTTCGTAAAGCTCCTGGTAATAATCAGCTTTAGCAATGTCCTGCTGCAGATCTCCTTTCTTGCCAGCACGTATGCGGTATTTCAGAATATTACCGAGGCAGAATCCGCGCCACTGCTCTACGGTCATAGCCGATGCAATGATAGTGATTGACTCCACACCTTCGATCACCTGGTAGTGTTTAGGGTTTTTCACTGAATCAATTACAGCCACCGCTTCACATTTACTTTCTGATGTTTCGCTTACCATTTCGTCGGCTTCAACGATATGGTCTTTCTCCTTTGGTTGACGGATGGCCAATACCCGCGCATCAATTCCGCCGCTGTATACCCCAGAAATAACAACTGGTGGCAGTCGAGATAAATCAAACCAAACTCCAGTAGCGCTCGCCACCACTCGGTAAGCGCTTGTTGGCCACTGCAAGCCATTCTCTGCGGTGAATAGCTGCTGGAGGGTTAGGGGGGTGCCGCTGTTTGTCCAGCAAATCCCTTGAGATAAATCATTAACACCAAGAGCAGAGAAGCAGCCAGGGCATGGCATTTGACCATATTCATCTCGCCCAACAAACCCAGCCGCCACAAAGCACTTTACAACAGCCTCATGCACAGCCTCTGACGTAATTAACTCTTTTGGCACGTAATGGCCTTTTTGTATTTTCATACTCACCACCTGTTTAGCCTTTCGCGCACCAATTCGCGCATATCGGGCTGTAAATTAATTAACATCTTGCGTATTTCTTGACGTGTGGTTTTGCCTATCTTCAGCTGGTACAGCCACAAGCAAGCCGTTTTATCCGCCTCAATCGCCAGCCTTTGCTCTGGCGTGAGGTCGCATAGGTTGCCGGACATTAAGCCGCCTTAACCTGGCTATAACACAACTTAAAGTTCAGGTCGTGAAATTCACTGATAGCTCGCGCCTTCATTCGCTCAGTATGATAGGCGGGCTGGTCGTAAGCCATCTTGGTCATTTCCAAAAACATTGGACGCAATACTGGATCTGACTCGTGAGCCAGATTTACCATATCAGCCATTGCTACGCCGTTTTGACGGGCCTGCATAACTTGCTTGCCAAGCGCTGCAAGCTGTGTGCATGTCGATAGGTGATCTGGCTCTGCTGCCAAACAACTAAACGAAAACACCATAACGGCACTGATCATTAATTTCTTCATCTTAACTCTCCTGGTTGGTTCAAATTTGTTTTCATCGAAAATCTACGTTGACATCATTAAACATCAGACTTATGATTAAGTCAACATTGCAATGTAACTTTAAATACAGGAATTAATATGCTTACCTTAGAACAAATTAAAAAGAGACTTGAGCACAGCAACCTAAAGGCAGTAGCTGTGGCCGCTGGCATTCACTTCAACACATTGTACAACCTAATGAATAAGGACTCAGATCCATCGTATAGCACGGTAAAGGCGCTGTCAGAATACTTAGAAAGCTTGGAGTAATTATGCATTGGTTTAAACATGACGCTGACGCAAGTCAAGACGCAAAATTGCAAAACGTGCTGCTTGATTATGGCCTGGAAGGGTACGGGCTTTACTGGTACTGCCTTGAGCTTATTGTTGGCAAAATAGATGTCGATAACATCACTTTTGAGCTTGAGCATGATGCACGAATAATCGCACGAAACACAGGAAGTACTGCGCAAAAGGTAGAAGAAATGATGCGCTATTTTGTAGCTCAAGGACTTTTTGAAAGCTCTGAATCAGGCAAAGTCACATGCCTTAAATTGGCCAAGCGCTTAGATAGGTCTATGACTAGCAACCTAAAAATGCGTGAGCTGATTAATCTGGTTAGGGGAAAAAATCATGATGATGTCATGATTAATCATGATTCAGTCATGTCAAATCCTGATGGAGTCATGCAAGAAGAGATAAGAGAAGATAAGAATAGATTAGAAGAGATAAGAGAAGATCAAAAGCATGTCGACTCAAAAGAGCCGACTCCTGCAAGCAAAGAATTTATCAACGATCTGTTTGGTAAGTTTTGGCAGCACTACAAGTACAAGCAGGGAAAGCAGGCAGCTTTAAAATCGTTTACTAAGTTTATGGCGAAAAAGCCAGAGGGGTTGTGCAGGTTCTGGATGAACCTAATGCTGGAATATTACATGGACTGCCAGCAAAAAGAGGTTTTGGGTTATGAGAAGCTTCACGCTGCAACGTACATCAACAACAAGCGGTGGGAAGATAACCCGGAATTTATGACTAACTTCAAAGCTGAATGGATTGCTGAAAATGGAAAGTAGAATGAAAGATATACCGCAGATAAAAACAATGGAGAATCTTAGCAGTATTGAGGCTGAAACTTCAGTGATCGGCGGAATGATGATTAACTGGCAAAGTGAACAAGCAATTTACGCCATGGAAATCTTGCGGCCAGAGGATTTTTATTTTCGTGATAGCCGGATTATTTGGGAGGCCATTTTAGAAATGGCTGAAAAAAATATTCCGATAGACGTAGTAACTTTGTCAGACTGGCTTGTTGATAAAAAAACTCATATCACTTTTGGCCAGCTTGGAGGCATGGGGGCGAACACGCCGAGCCAGGCCAATATGTCGCGCTATGCCGATATAGTGAAACAGAACTCCAAGTTGCGCTTTGCTCTGGCAATGTGCCACGCAGCAAGCGATGCTTTATACGGTGCTGGCGATCCAGAAGATCGAATGAAAAAGGCTCTTGATGCTGTATCACAGATCGGACAGGACGAAACCGACTCAGATATAAAAGATCCGGTTGATGTGATGTTTAACGTGTTGACCATCATGGAAGCAGCCTACAAAAACAAAACAGGCTTAATTGGCATTTCATCCGGCCTTGAAAACGTCGACGCTTTCACCCAAGGGTTTCAATCTCCTGACTTGATTGTTGTGGCAGCGCCTCCGAGCCTCGGTAAAACCACTCTCAGTCTAAACTTTGCTGAGTATGCGGCTTTTATCGATCCGGAACCAAAAAACGTGCTGGTCTTTAGTCTTGAAATGTCGGCTGAGCAGTTGATGCAAAAAACCATAGCAAACCTTGGAAACCTGTATTTAAACAAAATCAAAACAGGAAAGGCTTTAGATGATAACCTCGATTACGCAAGGCTTGGGACAGCTCAAGGCATTATTTCTGCGCGAAGAAAACACTACCGCATAGACGACAAGGGCGGCCAGACCATTGCTGAGATCCAAGCAAGGGCTAAGCGAACCGCAATGAAGATGGGCAAGCTAGACCTGATTGTCGTCGATTATCTGCACCTGATCCAGCCATCAAACAACAATGACGGCCCAATCGAGGTTATTACTAAAAACATCCAGGGCCTAAAGCGCCTAGCAAAGCAGCTGAAATGCCCGATCATACTTTTATCGCAGCTTAACCGTGGTTTCGTCGGTCGGCCAGAAATGAAAAACCTTCTTGGCTCGTCAATCATTGAGCAAACGGCAGACATAATAATTTTTCTTTATGACGAAGATTACCAAGGCAATAGAGGCGATCATTCGTTAACTGAAGTTATCGTGGCTAAGAACAGGATGGGCGAAACCGGTTCAACATTCCTGCAGCCAGAGCTTGGTCTAAGCAGATTCACAGACACCAAGCGACTGCCAGAAGTCAAACAGGAAGATAAACCAACCAAGGCTTACAAAAAAAGGTATGACCAATGAGCGAATTCACCCCAACAAACGGCCAGCCGATACCGGGCTGCAGAATGCGACTAATCCGAATTAAAACGGATAAATTCAAAGAGCATGATGTTCTGGCGCGATTTGCTGCCAACATCAAAGGCGTAACAGCCTACAAAGAAATTCGTCCCCTGGAATGTGCCAGCGGCGTTTATTGCAAAAAACCATAACAGGCGGATTTATGAACGAAAAGCAACGGGCGGATTTTGAGAAGTGGGCGAAAACAAACAGTTTTCAACTTGATGTTGATAAGTACGGCTCATATAAAAGCATTTGCACTTGGTCAGCTTGGAAGGCTTGGCAAGCTGCCATAGCATCAGTGACTGTTGAGTTGCCAACTCTGATTATTGATGAATACGACAATGGCGACATACTTGAATATGTTGAAATGAGCGAGCTAAAAGACGCCTTAAGCGGTGCTGGCGTAAAATATAAATAAACAAAAAAGCAGGTGACTTATGAAAACCCTAAAAATAACTTTAACACCAGAGCAGCGGATCCGGTTGGCCCACGCTGCGACACTGGAAATTGATTTGCCGGATTATGATCAGCTGGCGAATGAGCTTCATTCAGCAAAAACAACCTTAGAAGCGATTACAGCGATTTTAAATCCGAATGGCTACACTGACCTTAGTTACTCAGAGTTATTGCAGCAGCGATTGACTGAGGCTGCATGTGATGGATTTCAGGCTGGATTCGATGCGTCAGGAGAAGGATTTAACGGCGAATATGGTTGCTGCACCGAACAAAGCAAGCAAATCCTGATGAAAAAGATGGATAACTGGCTTGTCGAAAGTGGGTATAAAAAAGCCCCTTAACGGGGCTTTAATACAGATGGATTGGTGATTCCATCTAAAACTTAACATCGTGTCACTAAAAACCACATATGCATTGTTCGATAAACACAGACTGTTCAGGTCATGTGGAAATATACCAAGACACTTGCTTGCTGTCAATTGGCTATTCCAACATCAGTTTAACAAGCTTCTTGTGGTCAATCTTTCCGGTCAGCACCCCGAGCAAAACAACCTCAACCGGCACATTTTCTCGGTAGGTTCCTGTCGCGCTGTAGTTTCCCTGCTGCTGACTGGTCATTTTAAAGGTGTCGCGTATTTCTTTCTTGGTCGCCTCAGTCATGCCGGACAACTCCAGCAGCTGAGTGTAGGTAATCGGTTTAAGTCTCTGCAGTCGTGCCATGGTAAATCCTCTGTTTGGTTTTTCACAGTATACACACAAAAACTGATAAATAAAGCTTGTGTTTTCAGATTAGATGATTAGAATTGAATCAGGTTTAACAGGTGAGGTGAAATTATGAGTAAAACTAAATTTACCAAGGGCCCGTGGATTGCTCAGACGCATGACGGAGAAGTAAAGCATGCTGTGATTCATTTAAATGGAGGAGGCTTTGACATATCCAGATGCCCAGACAGCGTGGCAAATGCCCACTTAATTGCAGCGGCTCCTGATATGTATGACGCACTTGCATCAATTGAAAACGATGGAAAACAAGTTCCAGCATGGTTGTGGGATAAAATACAGGACACACTAGCCAAGGCGCGAGGCGAGTTATGATCAACTGGGACGAAGATCCAGCGCCAGAAAATAAACTGCCATCGGTGATAAAACAGGGCTTTTACTACGGCATCGACAACGACGAATACCGCGCATCTGAGCCGATCAGTAAATCTGATTTGGATTATTTTCAGACTAACCCAGCTCAATATATCTGGTCACGCAATGCGCCATTGGATCCTGAAAAGCTTGAGGCTATGGACAACGGCAGCGCATTACACTGCCTGATGCTGGAGCCGGACGAGTTTAAAAAGCGGTTTATTGTGATGCCTGAATTTAATGGGCGCACCAACCAGGGGAAGGCCGGTAAAGCCGCATGGCTTGAAGAAGTCAAAGGCTGCGGCCAGATTATCCTTGAACCTGAGTACGCACGCAAGCTGCCAATCATGCGAGAATCGTTGCTGGCTCATCCGTTGGTCAGGGATATTTTTGAAGCTGAATATGACACTGAGGTCAGCGGCTTTTTCAAAGACCAAGAAACCGGGTTAACGGTAAAATTCCGACCTGACCTGATGGTAAAAAATGCGGCTGTGTTGTGTGACCTGAAAAAGCTGGCTCAATTCGAACGCATGGATTATGTGTTTGAAGATCACGGCTATCACGTTCAAAACGCGCTGTACGCTGACGGTTATCACGCAATCACTGGCGAATACCCTTTGTTTATCTTTATCGCCGTAAGCGACACTGTGAACTGTGGCCGCTATGAAGTCGATGCAATCGAGCTTAAGCAGGATGATGAAGATCACCGCAACAGAATCACAGTGGCGAAGGGCCGCGAGATTTACAAAGCAAGCCTGAGAAAATACGCCGCATTGCTGGAACAAAACAGCGCTGAGGCATGGAAAACAACCAGAACTTTAACAACTCGCCAATGGCGATAAGGTGAAATGAAAATGAATCAATTAATCACAACTGAAACCAATACAGCATCAATGCTGATGAACCCGGCAGCAATGCAGTGCATGTCTAACTTTGCCACTCTGATGGCATCCGGCAAGGTGACAGTACCAAAGCACCTGCAAGGCTCACCGGCTGATTGCATGGCAATTGCTATGCAGGCGGCTCAGTGGGGCATGAATCCCTATGCGGTGGCGCAGAAAACGCATTTAGTTAATGGAATCCTGGGTTATGAGGCGCAGCTGGTTAACGCAGTGCTGCAAGCCTCTGGCTCTATCGTTGGCCGCTTCCACTATGAGTACCAAGGCGAAGGCACTGCTTTGCAATGCCGTGTCGGTGCAATTCCAGCAGGCGAGTCTGAAGTGGTTTGGAATGAATGGCTGAAGTCATCTGACATTACTACAAAGAATAGTCCGCTGTGGAAAACAAACCAAAAGCAGCAGATCGGTTATTTGCAGGTTAAAAACTGGGGTCGCATGTATGCACCTGGTGCAATACTTGGCGTTTACACCCCGGACGAATTGGAAGATATGCCACGCTCCGAAGTTGAATTAAACCCTGTACAGCAGGAAAAGCCAGTCACCAATGCAGCCGCCGCACTATCAGCAGCCAAAAAGACTAAGCCAGCAGCGCCGGTGAATTTTGATGATGAGCCGGAGCAAATTGTGTTGCCACCGGAAGCAGAAAAGCTGCTTATCCTGCTGGAAGATTGTCAAAACGTAGATGACTTAAACAACTGGGGATCTGCCGCTTCATTTCAATTCCCACTTGGCACTCCAGTAGGCGATGAGCTGGCCGCAGCCTACCAAACCAAGTACAACTATTTTTCACAAAACCAGTAAAAACAGCTTGCCATATTCCAGATAAGCTGTAATTATTAATCCGCGCCGGACGGTTTCCGGCTTTGATTCAGGTGAATGATTATGAAACAGATTGCAGAGCTTGCAGCAATGGAAACTGAGCTTTCAAAGCGCAGCAAATCGCTTACTGAGGCATTTAATGCCTACAAAGAAGCAAAGCAGTCTTTTGATGATCTCGAATCTGAATTTTTCAATAAAATTAACAGCAAAGATACAGCCGAAATCGTTAGTAGCGCTGGTATTGATGCTATAGAGCAATATCTGGAGTCAAATAACCTTGGCACAGATTTAATTGATTACATTTTATAGGTGAAAGTTATGACAGAAAAAACAGAAAGCACAGCACTGATCCCGGTGCAATTGCAAGTCAATGTTACCCCAGCAAAGATTGAAACCAATATCGAGCCGTTGCGCTTGGCGTTGATTGAAAAAATCGACAATCAGAGCAAAACGGTGATCACTTTGGAAAATCTGCAGGAAGGTAAAAACCTTGCTGCTGAGATTAATAAAACCAAAAAGCTGATCTCTGACGAGCGCAAGCGCGTTGCTGGTGAAGCTGGTTTAGAGGTTAAAGCCTTTGAAGATCAGATGAAGGCATTGGAAAAAATCTGTACTGAAGGCTATGACCTGCTGAAGCGTCAAACTGATGAATTCGACTTAGCAAAAAAAGCCGAACACCTACAGATCATCAAAGACGCACTGTCCGCAGCATGGGAAGCCGCAGGCGTTGAGCCTGAGCTCCGCCGCGCCACTGTGGATGATTTAGCCACGTTAACTGCTGTGACACCGAAAGGCAGCTTAACCAAGGCAACCAAGACCAGCCGGTATAGTCGTGTTGCTGAAGATAAGTCTTTGCAAGACAAGATT